GATCCTTGAGCAGGTCGGTCTGCAGCAGGTACACCGGCACCTCGCCGCGCGCGTCGGCGCGACGGTCGCTGCGTTCGGTATTATTCGGGTGGGTTTTGGTGATGACTTTCTGGCGTTTTGTACTGTCGCCCTTGACCAGGTAAACACGTTTACCCAGGCCATCACGGCGGCACTGGCGCCAGAATTTATAGGCGTTGTCGGTCACGCCCTCTTCACCGCCGCTGTCGACGGCCATCGCCAGTACCGGCATACAACGCGTCGGATCAGCCTGCAGCGCATAGGTCTTCTCCAGCACATCGGAGACCAGCAACTGCCAGTCCTCAGGATACGCGCCGGGGTGAACAGGCTCCGCCTCGCCATGCTCATTGCAGCGCAGGGACTGGCGGATGTTGTAGCGGTCCACCAGCCAGCGCTCGCCGTTTTCGCCATAGCCAATAATCTGCACGACGAAACGGCGCTTTTTGCCGCCCTGGACGTCCACGGCCGCCAGCAGAAAACGCACTTTTGGCGGGACCAGGCGTTTGCCGTAATCCTCCGCTCGCAACATTAACGCATCGGCGCGCCGCTGTTCGCTGGCCGAGCGCGGCAGGTACGGCAGCCCCCAGTCGGTGTTAATTACCGCCTTGAGGGTTTCTTCGCTGCCTGTCGCCTCGTACTCCTGCTCAGCTGTCAGCAGCTTATACACCAGCTGCGCCCAGGTCTGGTATGCGGCTGCGGGTCCTTCCATCCAGAACGATGCTATGCGCGAACGGCGGGGCTCGCCGGAAATATTGCCGTCACGGTCAATGCTCTGGCCTTCACGCAACCAGACTCCCACCCCGTTCAGCTCGCGCTTTTTGTCTGCGGTGATAATGGTGCTGCAATGCGGGCAAAGCAGATGGGCCGCCTCGCTGGCTTTCACCGGATCAGGCTCTTCGCGGTAGCCGGTCATCGCCTCCATCGCTGGCTGAAAATATTCACCACAGTGCGGGCACGGCCAGTACCACCGGCGGCGATCCCCACGGTTGTACAGAGAAAGCGCGCCAGTCGTGGGGGGCGCTTCATGGGGAGACTTGCGCCGCCATTTACTGTCGCGAATGTCCCGGCCTGGTGAACACTCCACCAGGGTCATGCCGGCGGACATAAAGGTGGTGGTACGTTTGGACGCCAGGGTAAAACCGTCACCCTCGCCGTCAATATCCTCAGGGAAACGGTCATAATCCGTCAGCGCCACGCATTTAAAATCTGACGAGGACATGATGTTGATGGAAGGCCAGCCAATCTTAAGATAGTTACCGGCCAGAAACGTCCGATCGTGCACGTTGTTATCGTTCCGCAACGGGCTCAGGCGTTTTGCCACCTCAGGACTAACACGGAATGTCCGTGCCAGACGCTTTTTTGAGTGCTCGCGGGCTTTCTCTTCGGTCATCTGGACGACCAGCATATCCGACGGATCGCAGACGATGTTGTAGACCACCCAGCCATCAACCAGGCCAATCGTTTTACCCGTTCGCGCCGGGCCCACAAACACCACCGCATCGTATTCACGCATCGCAAGGCAGTTCATCGGCTCAATCACATACGGGGCGACGGCAGGGTCCCACGGGACCGAGTTACCGGCTCCCATCGGGACGCGCATAAATTTCTGTACTGCCTCAGCCACAGGCATACGGCGAGGAGCTTTTAGAATGGCGGAAGCGTTACGCCTGACTTCCGCTGCCGTGGCCTGTTGCATGAATTACTCCTCTTCTGGCATATCCTCCTGTTCCGGTGAGTCGGCCTGCTCAACTTTGAGGGCGATCTGATCGCGCAGATCATCAATAACCTGCTGCACCCTGACAACTGCTGCAGGGGTCATCGCGCAATCGCGTTCGAGAATATCGGGTAGCGTTTCCAGCACCTGAACCATCGCTTTCGCCATGGAGGAAAACTCTCGGGTGACTTCCGATGCCGGGATCAGCTCCCCGGTTTCTTGCTGAAATTTGAGGCGTTCACGCTCCGACTGAAACCAGGCTTTACGATCCGGGGGAAGCATTTTGTCGACGTCCACCAGCTCGGACGGAGTGGTGCTTGTCAGCAGCTCCCGCAAAATATCGGTAATGGCATAAAGCTTAAGTTTTGGATTGCTGCCGGGTGCGGGTTGCACATTTGCAAGCTTGCCTGCGACCGTCTGACGGTGCAGATCGGTAATGGCTGCCAGCTGAGTGATATTCAGCCGGAAATTTTTCAGTTCGTTATCCATGATGGTGAACAAAAAATAGTCACTTCGACATCCTGCAAATGCTCAGGACTGAAATATCAAGAGGTTAAACGGATGATGATGAAGCCCATAAAATGCAAAAAACTAGCCGTTTTCCGCGTGTCCACGCCCCCTCGGTGTTCTGAATCGCCAAGAGTACCTTTTATAATCAGGATTTATTATCGTTAGCATGACGGGGTCTATTACTCATAAATGAATTCAGACTGAATACATATGGAAGATAACCAGTCTGAATGCCCAGCACGTTTGATCCTTTGCAAGATTTGCTATAGCAGCGCAACCTCCTTCCTGTAATTGTGTAGAGCAGGATTCGGACCATTAATAGCTGCGTCTTGCGCAGCATCCTGATTTATAGGGCAACAAAAAACACCCTGCCAACCTTATGCTGACAGAGTGTTTGGTTGCCTATCACTTTTTTTTCTTAAAACGCACTCTCAAGTACAAAGTACTTCCCACGATTAATTTTGGATGGAGTTCGTATTAGCAATTGACTTCAAAACTTCGGGCAATTGTTCCGACAGATACATATCACTAATTTTTGGGAGATCTGCAACATAAAGTTCATATGGCATCCAGAATGTACGGCCATCGAAACGTTCTATTTCGAACACTGATTGCTGAACGCTATCAGGTATGTTATTCCAGTCCGTGCTTCCCGGGGCATACGGTCCTTTATAATTTGCCCAGTTCCACGGGTTATGGAGCCTTACAAGGCGAATACCATTCCACTCTTGCGCATCAATAATTGCGTAAGCATGGCCACCTACCAGGTAATGAGGTTTACTTCCTGTCCCCTGATAAGTCACACGGTGACCGACTCTAAAAATGTCATTGAACTTTGACGACCAGACAGTATCAAGATTACCTTTCGAAATGCTTGTATTTCCCGTGGATTTTATGCCCAGATACTTTTCATTGCCACCGCCCAGTTTTCCATAGCCATTTTTGAGTTTAGCGAAGGCTTTTTCGATAATAAAATACCAAAATTCTTCTTTATCGATCATTGCTGAATATCCAGCCTGAGGAATAAGATCATCAACAAGCAAATAACCTATATCCTTACCATTCACGATACGTACAGAGTAAATGCCGATTGGGTTGTACACACATGGATAAATGGAAGAAAACAAGAGATTGTGTCCATTTGGATGAACTGCAACAGCACCAATTGTACACACAAACCCGCAATTACCCAGACCTTGCTGGGACATATCAATCATATCCGGACCATTGACATAGAGCTTAGGATTTTTAATAGCATCCCCAACGCGTTTATGTGATACCACATCACTGCCGTACCATCTTGAAGGCGGAAAGGCATCATCTGCGATATAGGTTTGGTCTTCGCCAGCCTGCGCCATCAGTTGTGGAACAGGATCTGTTCGATATAATGTTGCTGCTCCCAGAGTGAAAGGGGAGCATTTGTTTAATATTTCGCTACATTCACTCAGCTTTTTCACTTTCGATGGTTTGCTTTGCAGAGCTTTTTGTAATTCATCTGATGCATAAACTTCACGCCCGGTATTCTGTGAAGTTCGTTCAGGAGATTCGGGCCAGCTTTTGGTATCTGTTGCAGAAATGGCTTTTACATCAAAAGTTACCAGACTCATATTTACCTCATTCTTTCGTTTATGATATTTACTACAATAACCCCGTTTCCGAGATGCTACAGACCTGTCATTTATGAAATGACTTAGTTGATATTTTTTAAATACTGAAAAGTCTTTTTGATTGCGTTGCACCTCCTAATAATTCAATCTTTCTTAAAATTAAGTCAGGGTGTGATCTATTTATCAAAACCCTGATGGATTGATTGCTTTAATCATGAGTCACCCCGTTTGCAAAAAAGCCCAAATGTGAACCCCAGCACTAGCCCGCAAGGGAATAGCATAAGCGCCATAATTCTTGCTTCTTCCATTTTATTTCTCCGCGATCAAGTGCGAAATCAGCAGCACTAATTACCCCTATTCTGGCAGTTCGCCTGCCACGCTTTGTTATGCGCCAGGATATCGCGCTTCGTCTGGCGGTCCAGAACGTCGATGTCGTGGTTTGTCAGATAGATAATCCGGGACCACAAGCAGCCCGTATCAATCACCACCGGGGCGGGTGAAGTTTTCGCGCAACTCGCGATCAACATCGTTATCAGGCATGTGATTAACAGTCTGCTGGGCATTACTGGCCTCTTTTGTGACTTTCGCTTTGTGTTCTGCCGCGGCGACTGCTGCCGCTGCGTTCTCTTCAGTGCGCTGCTGATTAGCTTTTGCCTCTGCCTTTCCGCTGCCGCGAATATTCCCGGCAACAAACCCGCTAAACGCGACGGCCACCAGCGCAGCAATACCTGCTAAAATCATTTCGATGATGCTCATAGTTACCTTGTCATATTAATGGTCACCACCAGCGCACCTGCCCGATGAAATAACCGACCGACAGAATGAACAGCACCGACCAGATAAGAAGGAATTTCCAGTTGGGCAATTTTTCAGCCATCTCTCGCAACTCCCGTATCAGTTTGCT